TCTCCTATGGAGAGTTTATAGTTAATTTGTTGTTTTCTCTTTTGATTTTACAACAGGTCGGGGCATGACTCCCGACCTTTTAACTATAAAATCTTAGAGAACATCACTGTTGAAGGAAGTGACCACCTATAACTAATAATATAATTAATTATTGTAATAAAATCAACAACTTTTTTAACTTTTTTAACTTTTTTGGTTAAATTATATATTCTCGGTGGAAAAATATATAAATATTATTATAAGAACAGGTCATAAATAATAACAAGGAGAATAATTATGAGCAAGATTAAAGAGAAATTTGTGTGGGTAAACGGTTTTGAAGGAAAATACATGATAGGTGACTACGGGACATTGATGAGTTTTATAGTGCAAACCGGTAGATACGGGACTGGTTATGGCACAAGGTCAGAGGGGAAAGTTTTAACTCCATTAATTAGTAAAGATGGCTATTGGCGTTATGCGTTATATGATGGAGTAAATAAGAGGCCAAAACAATACACTGCTCATCGATTAGTCTACACTAATTTTATAGGAGATGCTCCAGAATTTGATAATAAAGGTAATTATCTTGATATATCTCATGTAGATCACAACAAGGATCATAACTGGGTAACAAATCTTGTCCTGGAAACACACAAAGATAATCTGAATCGAAATTATTCGCATCTAACTAAACCTATTGCTTGTTATGCATTGGATGGGCAACTAATTAAAAAATATCCATCCGTAAAATCTACAAGTGATGATGGGTACGAAAAAACAGGCATCCGCAAAGCAATGAGAGATAATAGACCTTATAAAAAAATGGTTTGGAAATTCTTAAAAAAGGAAAACTAAAATGATAGTAGCAATAGGATTAATTGTGCTTATTATTGCAATAACTATGCACGACGATTCACTATCAAGGATAGTGAATCGTATATATGGTAAAACGATCTACGGTAAAAAGAAAATACATAAATAATAAGTGGATATCTTAAAGATGTCCATTTATTCTCCTAAGCCTCCGTTTGGAAATGCTAAACGGAGGTTTTTCTATTTAATGACCTAATAGATATGACAGGGTCTTGAACTCGTAAATTTTACTAAATAAAAAGACATGCACCGTGAGTGCCATAACCCAGGAGGTCTTTATGTCTAATATCAAACAAACGGTTCCCGAAATAATAGCAATTCTTGATGATGCTATCGACAATTTCACAAACTCAAAATATGCGCATTATTGGTCTTACCTCCAAAGTCGTGGTCTATATAGACAGCGCCTAAATTTTTATGTTAACACAAAACCTAATAAACAAATCAAATCAAAGATGTACCTCCTTAGAGACCTGCAAGAACAGAAATTGATCGAAGGAGTCTTAAATAAACGATCAGACGTTAAAGACATAGGTTCGATGTTTTTACTTAAATGTAAATTTGGGTACATAGAAGAAGATAAGAGACAACAGAATGAGATTGCTCGTGAGAAAATTGAAAAAGAAAAAGAGCTTGACGGTGTTGGTAAACAATTAGATATTAAATTTACAATAGCCAAACACAGATCAGATGAGGACATCCAAACGTTAATTGATTCCGCGGAATAACTTATGTCTACTCATCAATTAATGCTAATGCCCGAACAAGAATCATTCATTTTGTCCAATAAACCTATTATAGCGTATATTGGCGGCATAGGTGCTGGTAAATCTTGGATAGCGTGTGTTAAAGCCGTTAAAAATGCTCTAGGAGGTCGCAATCAACTCATGGTGGGGCTAACCTTCTCTCACGCACGAGATGTCCTTCTTGACACCTTAAAGAAGGTTTTAGACCTATTCGGCTTAATTGATGGTGGTCATTATAAGATTAACAAATCCAATCTGGAAATACAGATCATCAATAACACAAAGATTTACATAAAATCTGCCGAAATAGGAGACAAATTAAGAGGTTACAATGTTGCGGATGTTTATATTGATGAGAGTGCTTATCTCAAAGATGATACTGTGTTTCGAATCCTGCTTGGACGGATGCGCGAAGTTAACGATGCACAACTGCATTTAACAACATCACCAAGAGGATACAATTGGGTGTATGACATCGCTCAACAGGATGATTGTGACTATATTAAAGTCTCAACATTCAAAAATCCATTTCTGCCTGATAATTATATCAAGAACATGCTGAAACAATATACCCGCACATACATACAACAGGAATTGTATGCGGACTTTGTTAACATAAGCTCTGGTCTATTCCGCGCAGAATGGATCAAAGACTTTGCGAGTAACGAACAAATCATTAAAGATTATGGTAAAGCTAAACGTGTGAGATTTTGGGATTTTGCATTCTCGGAAGAAGAAGGAGGAGACTATTCCGCAGGTGTGCTATTAGCTAAGATAGATGATAATTATGTCATTGAGGACATTGTGCGTGTTAAACAAAAATACACGGATCTTAGGAAAACAATTATAAAGACCGCTATACAGGACGGTAGAGATGTCCAAATAGGATTTGAACAAGCAGGACAACAAAAGGGCATCATTGATGATTTATCAACTATCCGTGAGTTGTCTTTATACACAACAAAACCATTAAAAGTGTCAAAATATGGACATAAGCTGAAAAGAATTATGCCATTAGCGAGTTTGGCTGAGAATGGACATCTATATATATCACAAGGATGTAAGAATAAAAATGAAATCAAAAACGAATGCAATGCATTAACTATGGATGATAGTCACACAAATGATGATATGGTCGATGCGTGTGCAAGTGCTTACATTTTATTTAATAGTGCTTATAACAATGCTCAAGGACATAGAACAAACATTTATTAAAAGAGGTAAATTATGAGTGAGACAAGGATGCCTTCGGGCATCGTAGAATATTATAACGGATGGAGAGACATCACACCAACAAACGATAATGTTTATGAATTTGTAACGCAATCTTATAAGGGTTCGGGTGGCTATGTTGACGGAAGTTATTTGAACATTTTTGACAAAGAATCAAATCTTGATAGACGTAAGAGATTAGTTTATTACAAAAATTATATCAAAGGAATTGTGGATTCATTAATAGTTCCTGTGTTTTCAGATGAAGCTATGAGAGAAACAGATAATGATTTATTTGAAGCATTTTTAAATAATGTGGACAATAAAGGTCATAATTTGCAGGAATTCACAAAGATAATAGTTAAATTTGCACGCATTCATGGTGTGTGTTTCAGCGTTATGGATAATTTTAGTGTGGAAGCTATACCCGATACACAACAGGAAGCTATTAATCAACGCAAATACCCATATATTTATTATCGGACTGCGGATGAAGTCTATTCTTATTCAACTAATGAATTCGATTCACTCAATACAATAGCGTTTAACGATGGTCATATTGTGGATAATGAAGGTAAAAAGATAAAAGTATATCGTTTGTGGACAGAGGACTATAGTGTTAGATTTATTAACAAAGATGGTAATGAAATAGAAATAAGTGAACGCATTTATCATGAACTCGGTTTCTTGCCTATTATAGCTACTTATATCGACATAGAATCAGGTGTACTCCCTCATCCTCCTATATATGACTTGTGTCGCATGAACTACACAGTCTATAATATGGACAGTGAACAACGTAATCTTGAGCGTTTGTGTGCGTTTCCGACGCTCACACTCCAAACAAAAGGACACGATATCAATATGAATATTGGTGCGGATTCTCTTATCACATACGGTAGTGAGTATGATGTCAATATTGGTGAACCTTCTTGGATTAGTCCTAGTGACGCTATATTGAAGGTCATAAATGACCTGTCAAATGAAGTAGTACAGAAATTAGTAGAGGCGTCCAATGTTCTAGGTGCTACAGCTATCAATACAGGTAATAGTGCTAAATCGGGTGTGGCATTATCATACGAATTTCTTGGACAAAGCTATGCTCTTAAACAAACCGCACGCATTGCTGAGAATTATGAAAAGATGGTTGCTATCATGTTCGGGTTATTTGTAAACACACCAATAGATTACTATGTCCACTATAACGATAACTATCAACCATCACAAGATGAATTAACTAAGAAGTTGAATGTTATTGAAAGACTCATAGATCTCAACATTTCAGATGTAGTTACAGCTGAATTGAAGAAAGAGCTTATCAAGGATGTTGCATCATATTATAAATTCCGTGCAGATAGCATGGATTTAGTACAATCTATTGCAACTATGGACACTTTATAACTATGTGTGTAGACACATTATATAAATATAATAAAAACGACACCTTGAGTGTCAAATGTAATCACAATTAATCCTTTGAGGTAAATTATGAGCTATGACCAATTCAGAGCTGAACAAACAGAAAAACTTAATACCATTTTTGAAGCACTTGATGCAGAAACATTGGATAAAGACAGTATTAAATCGTCCATTACGAGTGTGTTAGAAGCACAAGCGACATATGGAAAGACTCAATACGATAAGAAACAATCTCAAATTAAGAAGTTTGAGGAAGTATTGGACGCAATCGGATATGAGGGTGAATCGGTTAAGGACTTCGCTAAGAAGTTCAAGGAGGACAAATCCGCAATCGATACAACAAAGACCGAGAAAGAACAACTTGTTGAACGTATTAAAAGACTTGAGGCTGAAGATGCTCAAAGAAAAGAAGAGCAAAATAGACTTAAGGCAGAGAATGAAAAAAACATTATTACTAGTAAACTTACCGAAGCAATCGGTAATAGACTTAAAGGTTCCAAGTATATCATTAAAGATTTGATACGTGAGAATAAAGTGACGTTAGTAGATGGTGAAGTTATGTTTGTTGAAGGTGATGACGTAGTTCTGTTTGATAAAGGTGTCGAGAGTGTGTTAGAATCTAATGCTGATTTGGTTGTTAATAAGCAAAATGCGGGTATTAGCACAACAAAAACTATCGATAATGATAAAAAATCATCAGGTTTGACATTAGAACAAATCAATAAAATGTCTCCAGATGAATTAAAAATACATATGTCGGAAATAAAGAAAATAGCAGGTGTCAGATAAAGTGACCTAATATATTTGAAGGCATAAGCTATAAACTTTAATTTTCATAAATTATTTTAAAAAGAGGTAAAAACATGGGTTTCAGAAAATTAACAGATTTTATTCAGTCTGACGTAATCGTAGGAATGCTTCGTGACAAACTTGAAGCGTCTATGGTTGTAAGAAATGTTGTTAACGTAACAACTAATTCCTCACTTGGTAAGGGTAGTTCATATAAAATTCCTGGTGTTGGAAATTTAACTGTAAATGCGTATGATGGTACTGGGGTAACTCCTGAAGCTGCAAGCATGGATGCCGCAACTATCTTTATGGATCAATATCCTTTCATCAACTTTTATCTCGAAGATAGTGATGTAAATGAAGTTAGTGCACTTTCTCTTGCAGGAGCATGGGCAGGTGAAGCTGGTATGCGTATAGCACAGACAATTGATGTTGATGTGTTGTCAGCAATTGATGCAAACGCACAGGCAGGTACAGGTATTGGTGAAGCTGATAGCGGTATCGTTCTTGATACTTCAGCTAAAATCCTCAATTATGTTGAAGATTTTGCTACTCAGCTTAAAGAAGCCAACGTCGAAACCGATGCTGTTATCGTTCTTCCTTCATTTATGGGTGTTGCTCTTTCTCGTGAGCTTGGTGTTAATGTTAACAACCAGAATGTGGCTGGACAGATTGAACTTGGTTTCGTTCAGAAACTTTTTGGTCTTGAGGTATACACATCTAATAATCTTCCTGCTGGTGTTGCTAGTGGACTTGCATCGGATGAATATAGTGTAATCGGTGGAAAACGTTCTGCATTCCATCTTATTGAAGGTCTTACTGTTGTTAAAAATGGTGATTCCGAAACTAAACCTGCAACTTGGAACCAATATGGTCAAGTGTATGGTCGTGGTTATTCACAAGAAAATGCTTGGTTAAAAGGTGTTGTTTCTAAGTCTTAATTGATTTAGATAACACAAAAACATAAAGGGATACCTACATGGGCATCCCTTTTTTTGTGTTTTATGTAACTACAACACCTAATACAGTAGAAGGATGATAAAACTATGGCTAGAAATGAAAATAAATATGTGTCATTAAGACTTGGATGGGATAAATTCATAGATAAACTATCTACTAAATCCATCAATACTAAGATAATAGATAGTGGGTGGTCGGATAAGAAACTTGAATTAGAATTATATACATTATTAACAAAGAATAATTTTGATACAAAAGGTTTTAAATTTGTATTGGATTCCGTTAAGATAGAGCACCCAAATATGACCAAAAAGGATTTCTTCAAGAAATACATATATCAGCGTGTTAATGGTGAGAAGATAAACATATTAGACAATATTGATAATAAAGCTACATCAATTCGTATGACTAAAAGATTAAGTAGAGATATGGGTGTGTTAGAGGGTCGTGTGAAGCGTTTAAGGATGTATAAAGACAACATAACACTAAAGAGTGTAGATGGATCTATTAATGATGTAAAACGAATTATAGACACTAATAAGACAGCTGAACGACATATACGCAATAAATTAGTGGATACGAATAAAGTACTCAAGAGAAAAGATCTTACATTTGCCGAGAAGAGAAATTTACGTAGAGATATTAAAGAATTGAAACGTGAGCTTAAAGTAACACAAAAGTCTAATAAAATATTATCTAAAAAATATAATAAATTTGTTGATTCGTATACTGATATGGATGAATCACGGTTATCTAAGAATTATAATAAACTATTGGGTGATATAGAAAGCGATATTGTAAATAAACAACAAAAAGTTGTATTTGACCAAGCACTTAGAAGTTCAGCATCATATCAAATGAAGCGTGTTGCACAAACAGAATATGTAAAGAGTGTTACGGAAGGTGATGTTGAGAAATTACTCAATAAACAAGATAATAGTGATAAGAAATTATTGGTTAAATACACACTAAGTCCTAGTCACAACATTGTTGATATATGTGATGACCATGCAAATAAGGATAGTGGGTATGGCAAGGGTGTGTATTTGTTAGATAAAGCTCCTATTCCCGTTAGTGATTCGCACCCAAATTGTAAGTGCGAATTAATATATTATGGGTTCGAGGAATAACTATGGCAGATTTTGCTATAGATATAGTCGTTGAAGGTATCCCTACTGGTGGGTTTTTCAATACTTTAAAGAATTTCTTTAATGTTGAGCTAAGACAAGCGGAAAAAGAAATAGGTGATAAATTATTGAAAGATGCTCGTGAAGAACATAGATATACACACCAAACTCGTAACCTTAGAAATGCTACCAAGATAAAAGGTAGACTCACTATTAAAAAAGGTCTTGTATTATATGTTGATTTGAGAAAAGCAGACTATGCTGAGTATGTCATTAATGGACATGGTAGTTGGAAAGAAGATAATTTCATCTATGAAGCTGTAGAACGCAATAAATATTGGATTTATAATAGAGTTCAAAAGGCTATAGATGGAGCAGTAGTTAAATTTAACAGACAAAAATAAATAGTTAAGGAGTAAAACATGGCATTAGCTAATTATATTACAAGTGCAGATATAACACACGTACATCTAAAACAATTCCCAGAAGAGATCCTTCAACCATATGTGGATGAAGCTAACGATCAATTAGAGGATATTGGACTACAAAAGGGTGTGTCCGCTTCCGAAATAGATACACCCGTTTCTATTGTTATTAAGCGTTATTTAAGTAATTATGTTGTTATGCGATTTGCACAAGACTCAATAGGTACGAATAATGTTGAAATTTCCGATGAAGATATGTATAAACGTATGGCTGAGGAGTTTCAGATAATATCGGAAGGTCTCAAAGCACAGATCACACCTGAACTTCTTCGTGGTGTGTCAGAAAACAATCCGTCTTCTCGTAGTGTGTCTACTTGTAGAATTCATAGAACAGCATAAGGTGGAGAATAATGGCTGATAGAATAACTAATATTGAATCCGAAATAACTACAGCATTAGAAAGTATTGATAAATCAGTACAATATAGTGGATATACATTCTATACACAAACAGGAACCGTTTGTGTATATGATGAAGTATTGAGTCTTGGAAGGAACCTTATAGAGGATACAACAGACTATAAGTCAGTGAACCATGTTGTAGAACAACAAGAATCAACAGGTATTGAGGGTCAAGAGTGGACTACAGGTCAAATTGCATACACAAATAGAGTTGTGTATGAAATTAAATCTAAAGTTCATAATGTTGGTACGGAAAGCACAACATTATCTAATCCAAAGAATGCAATACGTATGAGAATGAATGAATGTCTCAATGACTTATTGTATGTTTTTGGACAAAATTATCAATTAAATGGTCACGTTTCGTGGATTCGTTTTCTTGGTGCATATCGTGGATATGAGGATATCACCAATAACCGTATTCAAAGTGGAATCTTAACTACTCAATGGGAAGTTGTATTTACTCAATCATTCAATAATCCAGATATCCCTGCGTGTGTATAAACTTGACCTAATATATATGACAACTTTTATTAATTAATAAAAAAAAGAGGTAACAAAATGGCGTTTTTAAAAAGCTCGGAACTTTTCACTTATGTTATGGAAACAGATGTGGGAGAATTCAACGCTTCTGTTTCTGCTACTGATATTGATATCAGACTTCGTGAAATGGATTGGACAAACGAAATTGAAAGAGATAACGAATCAAGTGAATATATGACAGGAACTTGGTTTGGTAGTGACGAATCAATTGTTGGAAAAAAGATTATTAATGCATCATATTCGCTTAAAGTAGCTCCTGGTGAGTTTATTGCAAGTGATACAAATGCTATACACAAACTCAATTACTCAGATTTACTTCATAACTGTGGTCTTACAGAACTTGCATTATCTGCAACAGGTAGTGATAACACTCCTGCTTTATATGCATTCTATCCTGAACAAAACAATGCACAAAACACTATGAGTGTTGCTAGTATAATGTATGATGCGGAATCTGACACATATCAGATTGCACAGGGTGCTGGATGTATGTCTAACTTCTCTATTGCAGCTGAAGGTACTGCTATGCCTTTCACTATCTCATTCGATACACAAGGTCGTTCCGAGGGTGTTGTTGAAGCTGATGGATCTGATGATGTAGCTGAACTTGATGAAGCTAGTATTATGAGAACCGTTGCAGATTCAATGCGTAACACAATTATTAAAATAACTGATCTTGAAACTCAAGATGAAGTTGAATTTTGTGTTACATCAATCACAATGGAAAGTGGTAACGAACTCAATCAAATTGAGTGTCAGGCTACCGAATCGGGTCTTGATTCTTTTATCATTACTAAAATCAATCCTTCTATCGTAATCGATCCATTGCTTAAATCCCTTAGTGACTTCGATTGGTGGAATGCAGTATCTACTGAAAGATTCTACAAACTTGAAATTGATTCTGAATATGTACATATCTTTGTACCTAGAGCACAGATCAATAGTAATAGTATTGGCGAATCTAATGGATTTATGCGTAATGAACTTACATTTAGACCACTTATCAATATTGATGGTGACGCTCCTACTTGGATTCCAAGTGGTAATGCTCCTTCTAATGTTACAGAAATCCCTTATTTTCTTGGAATAGAGGAGAGATCCCCTCAATATTAAAAACATTTACCATAATGATTAAATAAAGACTCTTCTTCGGAAGGGTCTTTTTTTATAGGGGAGAATATATAAATATGTATATACGGAGAGGAGTGCTAATGGCTGAAAAGAAGAAAAAGACATATAAGTCCCCTGAAGAAATAATAGCAAGTCCATTATCACAATTAGCATTGAAATTCAAATATGAGACTAATAATAGAAAAAGAGACGCGCTATTCCTAAAAATTGCAGAACATTATATGCCGAAAATAAAATCATATCTTATAAATGTACAACAACACAATATAGATGAATTCATACAAATATATTATATAGAAGTTTATAATGCATTACGGGCATGGAAACAAGCTAGTAATTTTGAAACATATCTATATATGTATATCAAAGCTGTGTATAGAAAGTTTATGAACAATATTAAAATATTTAAGAAGGATATAGATTATTGTTTTATTTCGGAGTTGTCGGAAGATGAGGAACCGACATATGAAAATTTAGAGTTGTTCTATGATGCGAATATGACCGAATAGGAGGGTTGGTTTAATGAATAATAAAATAGAAATCACATTTGAATTATATTCAAGATTTAATAGCTTACGAGGGATCGATACACACACCAAATTCTTTGAGAAACTACTTGATGTATACCAAGAGTCCCTTAAACCAAAACAATCGATTGTAGAGGCTAATATGGGACCTAATAAAGATATAGTAAAACGAAAGCGTAATTCTAAAAAGGAGAATAGCAATGGCTAAAAGAAAAACTGAAGTGAAGATGACACCCGAAATTCTTGCAAAACTTAGAGGTGTGTCTGTTGTATCCGACACTATTGAATATGTTCATGAAATTGAAGATGTGCCATCTGAATTTCATCCCGTATTCACACTTAAATCATTCACCGTTTCAGATTCTCGTAAATTCAAAGAAGTATCAAAAAACGAAGAAGATTTAGATGAAGTATTTGAAGATGTTCTCCGTACACACCTTGTTGGTTGGAAAAATCTTTATGATTTATCAACAGGAGAACCATTTGAATTTGTTGAGGATCCCGATGGTGGTGCTGATAAGGATGCATATTATGCATTACCTCTTGGTTTAAGAGCACATATCCTTGGATTTCTACACTCACTATCTGGTATGTAATTATAACTATGTGATTCGTTAACACGGGAGGCATTGTCTCCCTTTTTATAGGAGAATGTGTGAGTGAGTTATTAGAATATTTAGAGGATTGTATAGAGATTCTTGTGTTGATGCAATATGATCTTATACCATTTAGATGCCAAGATTGTGATGAATACACAATGACGAATAATAAGTGTGGTATTCCTTATGATGGTGTATCTGAACCCGTTATATACATTAGACATACACAAAAAGAATACTTTAGTTGTCCCGTATCTATGGTCCCCGATGTAATATTTCAATGGTATGACCATTATAGATTCATAAAAGAGTTCAATACACCAATGCAAGAAAGTGACACATCTTTATTATTTTGGTGGTTTGTTAAGACATATCAACGTGTTACTAATGAAATAGAAGCTAAAATACAAGAAGAAAAACAAAAACAAATGGATAAAAAGAAAAAGTTCCGTGCCTAATCTTTATAGAATAATAGGTTAGTAATGTAATTAAGGATTATATATGAAAAATATAGAACTTGGCGTTAGAGTCGATTCTGGTAATGCTATTAAGTCTTTTGATAAATTATCGAATGAAATTAAAGATTTTTCTAAAGATGTACAAACATCAGCTAAAAAGGCATCTTCTAATGTTAATAATTTCGGCAATGAAGTAACGAAAGGTTTTGGGGATATATCTAATGCACTAGGTCTGAATTCTGGTATTATGGGTGATGTATCTGAAAAGTTTTCAAAATTAAAAGGTATATTCACTGGCGCTAGTGGTAGTGCTGCGACTTTAGCTGCGGGTATAGCTAGTCTTACCACTGCATTAATAGCAGGAACTACTGCTTCAGTAGCATATGCAAACGCACAAATAAAAGTAGCGGGTGCTCTTGGTAAACTCAATAATATAACGGGAGTATCAACAAACACACTCGGTAGACTTGCTAATATCGCAAAAGCTACAGGCAAAGATATGGATTTTGTTAGCGATATAGTCTTTGACTTCCAAGAAAAACTCGGTGATGCTCGTTCAGGTAATGAAACATATGCTGAATCATTCAAAGCATTGGGTGTGGATATAACACAATCTACCGATGATGCATTGAAACAAACAATCACTAACCTCGGAAATCTGGATGATAAGACACAAGCATCATTTAGAGGTATTGAGATATTTAGCGAAGCATACAAAGACTTAGGTGGTGCAATAGATCAATTTAATAAAAAACCATTGTTTGATGATAAAATGATTAAAAGCTCAGGAGACTTACAAAAGTCTCTTGCTAATATTGATACAACATTTGCTACAGCATTGAATGATGCCTTGTCTCCTTTATCAGAAGCTCTTGCAGAAATAGCTAAAAATATACCAATTACTGAAGTTGAGATGTGGGGTAAGGGATTATCTTCCATTATGTCTATATTCTTGAAACTGGGTATGATTGGATTATCTGTTGTTGATGGACTCGTTAATGGATTCACATTCTTAACAGACACGGCTGCTCTTGCTTTTACTGCTATATCTAATGTTGCTACACAAGCATGGGAAGGTCTTAAAGGATCATTTGATTTAGTTGTTAATGGTATTGTCACAGGTATATCTTGGGTCGGTGAGAAATTCGTAGACATCCTTGGCGGTCTGACTTCGGGTGTAGAGGGTCTTTGGGATAAGATTCCTGGTGGAGCACCACAATGGTTATCAGATATGAATGAACATTTAGATGACACTAAAGACTTACTTAGCGACATTACTAAACAAGCTAGTGATCAACTTCACAATGATTTAGAAGGTAGTGCTGAAAGTATTACAGCTAATCAAGAACTACATAATACGATTTATGGTAATGTGTTAGATGAAATGGCTATCAATCAACAGATGGCTGCCAAAAGACAACAAGCTATGTTGTCTTATATTGCTGGGATAAATCAAGCTAAAGATGCTACCGATGATGTTGTAGATGCTACCGATGATGTTGTAGAGGTTACAACTAATCTTAATAATAACTTGGATATTAATAATAAAACAATTAAGGGAATAGTATCGGCTTCAAATGAAATGACCCAAAATCTTCTTAATAGTAGAGATGCTGCTAAAGAATTATACCAATCATTTGGTAATATTGGTAGTAAAGATACTCCTATGTTGAAATTTGATATTACTCCTATGAAAGAATATGCAAATGAAGCAGTTAAATTGCAACAGGAAACCGATAGTAAGCTAATACAATTAGAAATTGAATATGGCGAAAAACATGCTGATCTTATGGATAAGGGTCAAGAATTAATAAAGAATGGTACTCGTGAAGAAATAAAAGCAAATAATACAAAAATTAAAAGTTTAGATGACGCTTTTAAGTACCAAACAAAACTTATAAAACAAACTAGTCATCTAACTGAAGAAACTCTTATTCAGCAATCGGTATACGAAGAACAACAAGCAACATACGAAAGAATGAAAACGGGTATGTCTAATGCTTTATTGTATATGACAGATGCTACTAAAAAAGCTAATACTGAAATTAATTTGTCTAATCTTGAACAACAGTTAACCTTTATGTCTCAATTAGAACAAGGTTTAATTACTAAACAACAATATAACGAGTTGATGGTCCAACAAGAACAATCCACGCTATCGGAACAACAACGTCATCGTATAGAATCATACCAAAGTGCTTTAAATACTGCTATGGAATTTTATAATCAAGTAACTAATATGGTTAATTCATTCTTTTCTCTTTCACAAGCTAAACGTCAGAAAGATATTGATGATGAGAAGAAAAAGGGTCAAGATGCTATTAAGAATGCTAAAGTTTCTAATAAAAAGAAACAAGAGATGCAAGCCGCTCTTGATAAAAAACTTGAAGAAATGCAAGCTGAAGCTGATAGGAAGAAGAGGGCATCCGAAATTGCTAATGTGTGGGTTACTGTTGCGAGTTCTATTGTTCAAATGTGGGCTAAGTTCCTTTCCGCGTTCGCAGGGCCTCAGATTGGTGTAGGTATAGGTTTAGCTGCCGCTATGTCTGCGTTATTGATAGGTACTGCCATTGCACAAACAGCTGCTATCAATCAATATGAAAATGGTGGTGTTGCGGGTGGATTCCAAGGTGCTACACAAGGACCAGATAATCAATTAGCTATGGTTCGTAGAGGTGAAATGATTCTTAATGCTCGTCAACAAAGAAATCTTTTCGAGGGTATCAATAATGGTACATTAGGTACATCAGGTGAACTTGTTGTTAATCGTGGAGATATAATAATTCAAGGTAATGTTTCCGAAGAACATCTTGATGCTATAAGACAAGTTGATGATGAATTCTTATTTAAACTTCGTGATGGTATTGAGACACTTCAAAGTTCTGGTGAAATATCATTCGCATAAGGAGTAATAAATGATTATTAGTGGAAATGGAATAACTACTCCAATAGACGTAAAGATTGTAACCTATAAGTTCAATATCGATATGTCTATGAAATGGTTTGAGATGGGGGATGGGTCATACAAAGCGTCTGATAGAGGTTATGAGAATGACCACATCCTTTCTGAAATATCATTTCACGGAAAGATAGATTACATAAATAGTATTATAGAAGGACTTAAAAATAACCAAGGATCTGATGGTGTGTTAACATTAACAAGCATTGAAGAACCAATATTCGGTCATCATGTTGATTATACACAAACAGTAACCGCTGTTCTTGAGTCTATTGACATTAAAGAACAAAAGTCCCTTAATGGATTCTCATTAAAACTTATGTTACGTGCAGCGGAATTATCATTTCAATCTCTAGGTAATACTTTACCTGATTTGAAAGCATTGGAACACTCTTATGTCGGTGATACTGAATGGTCATTTTTAGTTAATAGTACATATAATAACCAATTCTATGGTACAAGTGGTACAATAAATATTAATGACTTTGAAGTAGAAAGGGGTGTGTTTGAAGGCACATTTACATTTAATGATGAGGATATGGCTAAATTGTTAGATTTCCAACGAACCACTCGATCATTACCTTTTACATTACATACTATATGTGGTGTGGATTATCCATTCGGAACATTATCGGGTGTTGGTCCATATCAAGCGAAATTATATTCAATAACAAACATCAAGAGATTAGCTTCAAACTTTTGGAGCGTGAAATTAATGTTTGTACAAGAGTTTTAAAGGAGATAAAATGCCTGTAGAAAACAGTACAACTCAATATGCATTTAGAATTATCACTAATAAAACTGTGGATGTACCAGATGTTGGTCTATATAATGGTGAAATTAGATTCATTACAGGAAGAAATAATATAGGATATACATTTGAAAATGGTGATCCTGCCGAGAATTTTCTAACTGGATATTTGATTAAAAACTCTATTAAATCAATGGGTGCTAAAATCGATATATCTACGGGTGGTAATTATAACACACTCAATTCGTGTACAGTGACTATTGATAATACAACAAAATTTGCAACTAATTTATTAGCCAACGACGTATATATTATCAATAACGAAGTTCATATTTATGCTGTAATAGACGGAGTTATGTATCCTCGTTTTGGTGGTGTATTAAATGCTATGAGATACAATGAAAAGAATGTTGTATTTGAATGTAAAGATATTAATGAACTTAACTTTAAACAAGTTCCTGAAAATGATAATAAAATTGTTACCATTGGTCAAATACCATATGTTAAATTGAAGAAACAAAGTGAGGGTGATAATATTGAATTTAATTCATTCTATGCTTTAAGATATTATCAAACAACATATGATGGTAAAAAATATCCACTTCTTGAATTATCTGTTAGCCATTCTTTTGCAGAACAATATGGAGGAAAGGCAGATACATTAGTAAATATGTATATTCGTGCAAGAAAGACTACAGATGCTATTGACAAAGACTATGGTGATGCTATTAAAATCATATCTAATAGTGAAGCATATATATCTGATGATGTTACCTATACTATGAATATTATTTTAGATCATCCACTTGAAGATATATTGAGTGAAAATATGATCGGTGTTCTTTCATTTCCTACAGATTATTCTACACCAATATTAAAATATTCTCCGACTCTATTTAATCTTAATCCAGAGCCTGAGAGATATATATTTGATATAATAAATATTACAACTAAATATTATATATCATCTAATCAAGTTGAATCTATAGAATTGGATGATGACGGAAAACCAATTGTATACATATATAATTCTGAACTTGATGATGGAATAAATAATCCTTGGACTAAAATAGATGCTACTATAGCATATGAAAATTCATCAAAAAATCCGTATATTATTTTAGTTAATAATACTTCTAATGTGGATGTTACTACATATAAAAAAGTTTCGTTTACTAATTGTAAATATAAGAGACATGATATACCATCGGTGACTCCTCCTGGTGGAGATTGGCTAAGTGACGGTACATATATGGATGTATCAACAAATGAAATAGTTTTTAAAAGTTTCAAAATTAATAATAGTCCTTGGTTAAGTGGTAGTAGATTCATTGATGGAGATTATACAACTGCGGGATTAGTTAATAGTCTTGGTGAACCATTAAATATAAGATGTAAAAAAGATGCAAACCCCTTTATATTTGATGACGTATTTAATGTATTTAATGGTATAATGTTGGATTTAACGTTACCTGATGATTTTAATTATGATGACTGGGATAGTGTATATCTTGGTTGGGGTGTTCAATTTTCTAACGAACTCCTTGGATATAGTACAAATGTAAGAGAAGCTAAATTCTATTTTGATACATTAAATGTTATATATAAATATGGTATTGATTCTAGTATCTATAAAAGTTTTACTCTTCCTCCATCAAATAGATTAGAACTAGAATTGTTAATGTATGATAACGATTTAGAAGAGTCATATGCATCTCAATTATATACCGACTCAATATATGATAATATAAGTGATTCATTTGCACAAATTATATTCTCTCCATTTATGGATGATAATGATACAATAACACAAGGTAAACAAATATTTGGTCCTTCATATTTAATTGGTGATGTATATAAGGATGAATATGATCCTGACGAAATCCCATATCCTATATTATCTGATGCATATATAGAATTAGAACAAGATCTCAAAGAAAATATGAAATTTGAGAATAATTTTGTATCTACAGATTTAAATGGAAATAAACATATGTATTTGTTTCCAAGAATGGATGTATATGATTATACGGATGCTGGTACGGAGAGCAATCCTGGTAATCTATTCGATGAATACCTTCTTGGATATAGAATATATGATTTACATCTTATATGTGAAAAGAATGTATCTTCAGATACACTTTATGTTAAAATAAAAGGTGAGAAATTAATAAGTGAAGATATTCCAGTTGATAATGTCTATAATACATTCAGATTGTTATTTGAACAATATAATAATTTCACAGATATCGAATATACAAATGTGGAAACTAATCGTGTTGATTGGGATTGTGCTAGAATAATAGATAAACCTATATCAAGTAAAGATTTACTTAAGAATTTAGCTCAACAATCTTTTGTTGGTATCTATACTAACCGTGAAGGTAAGATAGAGCTTGATGCGTTCTTTGATGATGTATTATTTGATGAAGATGATAATGCTTATTGGAATCCTTACGGAAACCCAAATAAAGCAACATGGATACATGATAATTCTACGATCATTGATGGTTCTATTAAAAGTGTTAAAACAACTAATGTATCTAAAATATATAATGACATCAATCTTAATTATGATTTTAATTATGCGTCTGGACAATTTAATAAAACATATTATTTAACAAAAGTTGATTCCCCAAGATTTGCTATAGATACAATAACACGAGCGTTAGATAATGTTCAGTTACCATCTACAATATCATCAGGGACTTGGAGAACGGATACAACATTTCCTGATGATACGGATGTGAGTGTTATATACATACATGCTTTAAATAGTGATGATTATGACCAAAAAGAATCAATACTCAAATTGGCATTAGGTGATGAACTTATTATTCAAAAGGATGAAAATAATTATTACAAATATTTATTGAATAGTGATCCTCAATTAGATGGTAGTGGATTTATAATATCTGCGGAAATCACATTATTAGAGAAATCAGGAATTATAAATTATCTTGATGAAGCTACTTTATATTTACCCGATTCTTATGAAAATTATACTAACATTCCTTCTTTTACTGATGCACGTGCATTTTGGGAGAATGGTCATTTAACATGGTTGCAAAATAAAGTAGTAAATAATCTTCCTTCTACTTTAGCTAATTGTTTATGGTATAGAGATTTGAAAGAATTTGATGCAACTAATAATGGTGTATTGAATTCATCGATTCATTATTATATGGAAAAACTTGTGTTATGGATAACTAAAGCTAAAAATATGATTAGTTATAGCATACCTATCAATAAAGATAATATTAAAATAGAATTGTTGGATAGAGTAACTTTTAAGGATATCTTGATTACAGATAATTATCCTATTTTGGGATGGGTTACTGGTATTAATGATAATTTAGATAAAAATGTTATAGATATTGAAATAACAACTATTCCAACAGAATTAGTGCCGATATATAAAATAATCGATGAAAAACCTGATAATGTTGATGGTACTATTGATGAACAACCAACTCCAGATGATATTATCGATGAAGAATTTGATATGTGGGCATAAATGGTAGTTACTACCCACCTACCTAATATATTTGAAATGTAAATTATTTAAAAGGATAATAAAACATGGCTGATAAGAAAAAAGTATTAAGAGATACCCAACCAAGAGCTAATTTAATAAATACATTACTCGCAAGACAATTAGGTGTAGCTAATGATGATAAATCTATAGGTTATAAAGATGAAACGGGTGTAATGTCGTTTTATACACCCGAAGGTGGAAATGCTACATTTAATGCGTTAGCTATCACTGGTTTAGGTGAAAGCGGATTCTTATCCGTTGATTCAAATGGTAATATTGGTGCAAGCACTATTGAGGGTGTAAGTAGTACATGGTTAGATCCTGTCATAAATTTCTATGATAATAGTTCTGCATTGCCTACAGCTCCTATTGATGGGGATAGATATATTGCTGAATCTACAGCTAATACTTGGACTAAAGATTATGTATATCAATGGGATGATGCTAATACTGCATGGGTTGAGACACAAGTATCACAAGAGGGAGTTATGGTATATATCATGGATCTTGATGACGTATACTATTTCACAGGTGCTATGTGGACGTTATGGAGTTCTGGTGTCGTTGCATTCTTAGGTTTAAATGACACACCAAGTTCATATAGCGGTCAAAATGGTAAGTATGTTCGTGTTAAAGCTACAGCTGATGGATTAGAGTTTCACGAATTAACCGAATTTACATACACTAATGCAACGGCAATGCCTGAACAAGTTGGGGGATATGAAACAGGAACCACATTTACCGCTCAAACATTAAAACAAATATTTGACGGATTATTGTATCCATATCAATATCCTGCTTTTAGTTCTTTTATTTTTAGTGGATGGAGCACTACTCTTGAAGTTGGAGATTCTACTCCTAGTAATCCAACAGCAACATGGGTAACAAACAATGATGAGAATGTTAATACAAATAGTATTGATATTGACGATGTTACAAGTGCTACAAACATTATAACAGGCACAGCTGATGACGGAACACAAGCTCTTACATATGGATCAATAACTAAAAATACTCCTATTTCTAATGTGTTTAGAATTACTGGTACAAATTCAAAATCACAAGATTTCACAAAGGACTATACAGTGAATTGGTATTGGAGAATATATGCTGGGACTTCATCAAATACGAGTCTTACTGAATCCCAAATTGAAGCGTTAACAGATTATACTTCATTGGCAAACTCATTTGAAAGAACATATAGCTTGAGTGCAAATAATTATAAATATATATGTTATCCTACTTCAATGGGTCTTGCTAATTCATTCATTGATGCCGATACAGGATTTGCCGTTGCAATGGAATCTCCTGTTATTACATCAGTAACTAATTCTTTTGGTCAAACAACTAATTACTACGTATACCGTAGCACTAATCCTTTAGTTGCTGCCGTTAATATCATAGTTTCGTAAGGAGATAGAAATGTCTTTAATAACTTCAAATATACCTGTAACGGGAACACTTACTCCATATTATACTGAAGATACATATGCAGTCACAACAGAAACCTATCATAAAGGTGGGTTCAGAACTGTAGCTAATACTACTGCTAGGGATGCTATACCAACTGATAGACTTAAGGAGGGTATGATAGTAGCTGTGGAATCCGATTGGAAGGTTTATCAACTACAAAGTGGTTCTTGGGTAGAATGGAACCCTAGTAGCATAGTCACTGACCCTAATGCTGTACATTATAACATAGCAGATGAATTCGATTCACAATCAACTATTAAGAGTTCTGTGGCGGATAATGATAGATTCTTAATAGAGGATTCAACGAATTCTTACGATAAGAAATATACCAACGCAACAACTATGAAAAATTATATGTTAAGTGGTATTACTCAAGGTCAATGGGGTTTAACTACTACACCAACAGGGTGGAATAGGCTATACCCTTTAAACTGGGTTACTAATGGGCGTTTAGATATGGCTCAAACTACATCTGCTGTTGATGGTTATAATGATACTTTACTATATGTACACGGTATACCTGACAGTGGTAATAATATTGGTGTAGATGCATCAGAAAAAGACGCTTTAGGTATTAAATTCCATACTGGAGATGGGGCGGGTTCTGAATATATGAAATTTCAGGGTACTACTCATCCTAGTGCAGGTAGTGCAGTACAATACGATATGATTACACTCAAACAGGACACTGCTTACCACGTTACTGATATTCATTACTTCGGTTATAATGTTAAATGGGATGTAGATTCTTCTGGTTGGAGTAGAAAAACAAATGGTACAGCTGGTTTATTCGAAATGAGTGATGATAACTTTCAGTGGTATAGAGCAATATCTGACTCCGAGGGTGCTACTCCTATTTGGATAGACAATTTTCGTTTCTTCCTTGGTGATGGCTTAGGTTCAGGGACAACTCCTCACTTTAATTTAGGTTCTTTTGATCCTATCACATTACCAGAAGCTAATACAAACATCAGAGGAGCGTCATACTCTCAAATAAGGTTTCCGTCGGATTATAACATTCAACTTCTTAGTAATGCTTATTTTGATGGTACTTGGAAGTATGGTAACGGTCCAAATATTCCAGCTTCACTTATACAATTAAATTCGGGAAATATAGAATTTCTTTCTGGTATAGGAGGCGATCCAGGTTCTTCTCTTAGCCTAACCCTTGACGGGAAAATCTCTTCTGATGGTTTAGTTTTAAAAAGTGGTGCTACAGTAAATGAATTTAGTACCGATGGAACTTTAGCTGGTGATAGTGACACCGCAGTTCCTACTGAGAAAGCTGTTAAAACTTATGTTGATGGCAAATTACAAACTTTTAGTAAAACTATATCATTTGAAAAACCTGTTGCTGGTGATCAGTTTACAATGTGGTATTTGCGTGATGACATCACAATAACCGAGATTAGAGCGGTGTGTGTTAAAGATACAGGTACTCCAGACGTAGACTTAACGATAAGAAGTGCTACTGAAAGAGATTATTCTGGTGTACTTAATGCTACTTACAATGGTCTTTCAAATACTGTAGCAGGACAAACATTACCTTTAACAGTTGCAAATTTGGATGCTGGTGGATGGATTTGGGTTGATATTGATGAAGCAACTAATTCTCCGAAATCAGTTACCGTAGATGTCAAATATATATTAAGGTAGGAGAATATAAATGTACTATATTATAAGAAAAGTATATTCTAATGGCTCATCTATTGTGAGAGAGCCAATAGGATATGTAGAAAATAGCATAGATGAGAATTATATAGATAGCTCTAGTACTTTTGATAATTGGGTAGAAAGCAATAGGCAAGCTTTAGAAGATGGTATTCTTTTAGAAATTGAATATTTTGACTCAAATCCAGTATTTTATGAAGGTAGTTATAGTACTAAAGTTATAGATGGTATGGATCTAAAGTTAATTACTGATTTAGATAATCCAGGAGGAGAATTAGTATGAGTTTAACTTCAACGAATGTGTCAAGTAATGTAACGACTCCTGGTAATGTAGATATAACATTCTCTCACACACATCCAGTAGGTTCAGATTGGATGGTAGCTCTTGTTTACTCACCTGTCGTTCCTGTCGTAGGAGCTGAGTATAATAATAGCTCTTTAACATTAGTTGACTCTACTTTAATTAGTAATTATGGTTATTGGTATATATTTGCTGAAGATATGAGTGCTAATACTGGCACAAATACATTTAAAGTGGATTATGATACTGTTAATTATAACCCCGTAATTACATCTGTTTATTCATTCTCTGATGCCAGTGGAGTTGCTAACGGTGGATTTCAAACTCTAGGTTCAGGTAATACTAATATAAAAACTCTTAATGTTGCTGCTAATTCAAGAATTATAGCTGCTGGTTGGGCAGGTAACAATGTTGATGCCAATGTGGAAATACCTCAAGGTACAGTTCTTAGTTTAGATTTCAATCAATTTGCAAGTAACTATGGATGGGGAACAGTCTCGGCTAATTTAAGTTCTGGGTCTATAACTTTTGAAATAAATTCTAATGCTTCTCCTCAACTAGCATCTGTTGAAGTTCAAGAAGTTTCTGCACCTCCAACAACTCGTAGAATTTGGTCTTGCACCTAAACCTAATTTAACGAGTACAAAATTATATAGTAAGAGCGGAGAAATGTGGGTAAAGGACTCAAGTGGGAATGAAACTCAAATCTCACCACACAATGCCCAAGGAGAGGGGGAATATTATTCAAAAAATACTAAAACAGGAAAAACTATAAAAATAAATATGGAAAAAATGATCCAATATTTAGAGGAATATCACGGTACTAAATTTATAGAGGAGATTGTGTAATGGATTTAAGTAATATATTCACTTTAATTGATAAATATGGTGTTACGTCAAGTACTATTATATTGGTTATATTATACACATTAGCAATGATTATCATACAAATAATTAAAAATAAAAATAATATTTGTAAACATGACGTAGTTCCATCCCAATTGAGAGTCTATAGGGATAGAGTTAATATATACAAAACTCTTGCTCTTAAAAATTATGCTGAAGACCTTGATGAAGCTATAGAAAATGGTAATATAGTTATAAGTTCAGATGAATATCAAAATTTAATGATAAGAATGAGAGAATTGATTGGTGCTTCTTTCTATGATGCAGAGAATTATTTTAGAAGTTTAATCTATAATAATCATATCCCCGATCCAGAAACTTCCGATTTTAGTGAATATTGTGTTGAGAAATACGGTGCACATCAAAACATAATTTGGAATTATTATGAAGCAAATTATAATAAGAAATTCTTTAAGTTAGAATTAAATCAAAGAAGGAAGAAGTTTGAAGAAAAGAATAATCAAGCATTTTCAGATTTTTGTGCTATGATGGAGAGATTATATGACCTCACGAACAAACGCAATTAACAGCTTGTGTCTATTGCAGATCGGCTTTTTGAAATAGAGACAATTATGACTTTAGGAGACTACAATTTCTTAATGCCTTTGGGTGGTTTATAATAAAAAAAGGGAGTCAATTAAGACTCCCTTTTCTTTTAATCACAGACTGAGTAGTGGTTTATGATGCTATCATGCATTATTCCTTAGATTCAAGTTCCTTGATTCTTTTAGTTGCAGATTCAGCATATAATGCGATGTTCTTATAATTTCTTTTGATCTCCATCACGGTTGATATTAGATGGTCAAAGACATCTTCAAATGGTACCTTTTTTGGTTCTTTTGATGTATTTTCGTTAAGTTTTTTCTTCACTTCTTCACTCATGTTTAATCTCCTATTTGTTTATTACTATATTCAAAAAAGTTTAAATGTGTTATTATTTATGTATTTTCTTTTGTTTATCTATTCCAGATAAAAAATCAAGTTAAATTTCAACATCCATAATATAATTTTTATTATCCTCTACAATAGGCATAGGAGCCTCTACAATCGATTCTTTAGTCACACCGTTGTCTAACATCATTTCTTTAGTTACTGTGCTTAATTGTGCCTTTACCGTGCGTTTAAGCTGCTTAGTCGAAATGTGTTATTATTTATTTATGACACTCGTGATTGAACACCGAAATCTTGTGCCACTTCGTTCATTATGGTTATAATTTTTTTATCATCATTTCCATATAGAGCATCGTACACATAGATGCATAAATCGTTTTCATTTAACCTAGTCATAACTTCCTTCATCATGTCAACTTCTATTTTAAATAGCTTTCTTGATGTTACATAATGTCCATGTGATTCTTTATCAGCAACTATGTTGCTCATCATAATAGGTGCTACTTCCCAATAATAATTCCATAATTCCATAATTTTCATGGATTCAATTCGTTTGTTGAAGAACGAAAGATGTTCTTTTTTAATGATATTGCGGGAAATCCCCGTAATATTTGACACATTAGTATGCACATCTCCTCCCAGTAAGGTTTTTTCTTGTTCAGAACCATACAATGATAAACAAATGTTTGGGTGTAAACTAGAATAGTCATATTCTTGTAATGGTTTATTATCTATTTTAATCAATCCACGAATCCATGACGGCATAAGTGTGTAGGAATCTACAATTCGTCCTCCACTTCTATGATCACCAATGATAGGAATAATGTTACCACCTTTAGTTAATAGTTCAAACTTCTTAATGTTGTCCTCTACTAGAGAATATTTTCCAGACTTAAAATATGACGTTTTGTGTTTATTCTTAAACTTTAATATCTTTCCGTTCTTGAGAACTGTTCCTTCATTCGCTTTAGCCCATTCCAATAATTCTTTCTTTGATGGTAATTTTAAGTAACTGTAGGTATAAACAATGCGTTGGACAATTGGATGCGTGATTACTTTACTTATAGCTTTATAATGTAGATTAAGATAGGATTCTTTACCTTTATCTGTTTTGAGTGGATAATTATTCCAACCTTTACCATAGTATGCAGCACTGAACCGATAGCCAAGAGCCTTACCATTATCACCATTCTCATCAGATTTACGATACACATTATCACATTCAATAATTGGTCCATTCTTTTTAGTTCCCTTTAAAAGAATATCAACAACTCGTTTATAGCCCTTAGCACCATCACCAAAGACTTCTTTGAGTTTAGACGAGTGGATGTAGGTGTACGGTCTTTCGGTGCTCTCTAATGTGTCTATTTCGAGCTCACGATCGAACTCACGATATTGGGTGATCATAGATGCAAAGATCATTGCTTTATCAATTGCTTGTGGTTTAGTTCCAGCCTTCATCAATATTGTCATTGGTGCATGATTATAAAGTGTTCGATAAATCTTCTTAGGCGTGATTATCGTGGTTCCAAATTTGTTTAAAAACTCGGTTTCTGATAGAGGGACATGCGGTAAAAAATGCTCATCGTGATTAAGCTCTATCCCACTACTGTATTGGGATAGAGCGTGATATGGTGTTGTTATTATCACTCACATTAATGAGAGGGGATAGGGATAGGGATAGTGAACTAGAAGACCCACTAGAAGACCCACACTCACCACGCCTAGCTGGGATGTTTTTAGATTGTTTGTTTTTTTGATTTTTCATTTCATTAGTTTATAGTTAATTTGTTGTTTTCTCTTCTGATTTTACAACAGGTCGGGGCATGACTCCCGACCTTTTAACTATAAAATCTTAGAGAACATCACTGTTGAAGGAAGTGACCACCTATAAATATATTTATATATTTTTCTGTTGCGAATAATCTCAATTCATCAGCAGTTACGCTCACCATGCATAGCATGCATAGCTGGGATGTTTTTAGATTGTTTGTTTTTTTGATTTTTCATTTCATTTCATCTTCTTAGGCGTGATTATCGTGGTTCCAAACTTGTTTAAAAACTCGGTTTCTGATAGAGGGACATGCGGTAAAAAATGCTCATCGTGATTAAGCTCTATCCCATCCCAATACAGTAGTGGAATAGAGCGTGATTTATGATGTTGTTATTATCCCTCACATTAATGAGAGGGGGAAGGGATAGGGATAGGGAAATAGAAGACCCACACTCACCACGCCTAGCTGGGATGTTTTTAGATTGTTTGTTTTTTTGATTTTTCATTTCATTATCTCCTAATCTCCTA